GATTACCGCATAAGCGAACTTGTTTTTCAAGTCCGCACAAATCGGTGTAAATCCGGGAAGAAAACTTCCCACTACCAGGTTCTGCGTATCAAGTTTGAACGGACCACGTCTACGAATGCCGGTCTGGACATCGTAGCGTTCCTCTTGCTCAACGGGCGGAACCAAGTCATACTTAAATCCTGCTGACATAATTAATTCTTGTTTTGTTCAACAATAGTTTTCGTCCCCTCATCAATCATCTTAGCGATAGATTCAGATTCTTTCTCAATCTTCGCTTCCGCTGATTCGGGAGGGGTTACACCTTTGAAGCCGTCATTTGCGAACTCCTGTTTCAAGTCCTTGAAGTATGCGTCCAAGTCCTCATCGTCCTTGATGGCGCATCGTTTGGCGTAGTTTTCGGGAATACCATACTCCTTTGCCTTTGCCAAAATCTGCTGGCTACGTGTTGCTTGAGCCTTCTCCGTTTCAAACTGTGTTAGCTTATCAGAAAGGCTCTTGTTGGAATCAATTAAAGCTTGCGCCCATGCAGGCACATCGTCTTTATTCTCTTCCGTTTTAGTGGTTGTGGTAGTCTCGATTGGCTTACCGTCTTTAAGGTTATGTTTCTTCTCGTAGTTGGAAACTGCGGTCTTGGAAGCATCCCCGGCACGGAAATCACCATAGGAATTAAGCACGTCCGAAAAATTGATACCCTCAATAATGGAGTTTACCTTTGTCTCGTCCGTTACACCCTCTGCCTTCTTAGTGGCAATGCGGGTAAGAATAGCAGTGTCCACCCCTGCGAATTTCTGTTGTAGCCCTGCTAAGATTTGTTCTAAGATTGTCATACCGTATGAATTTGATTTATAAATTTCTACGGTAAAATTCGATCTTAATAAAGAGAATGAGAAATAATCAGGATAGTTATATACGACAATCAGACTATTGTCATAAATATGACAAAAAAAGGCGTGAAACCGAATGAATCACGCCTAAAATATAGTAAGATAGTATGCCTAAAGTTTTACTTCTAATTTTTGACCTGTCAAATCAAAATACAGGTTTTGAAGTTGATGGAGGGATTTCACTTGTATATTGTAATCGACTCCCTTCAAATGGAAATCTGCGTCCAACTCAAACAAGGGACTATAATAAGTGACAACTCCCCATTTATGCTTTTCAAATCCACACTTCAACAACAGTTCTTCTGTAAGAGGAATGGGATTAAGGTTCTCTACATAGGTACGAAATACCGCTTCTGATGATATTCCACTCGCTTCATATTTTGGATATTCAATCTCACTATATCCTATTTCTGTTATCTTATATGGAGTTTTGCTATTTTGTAAATAGACATAA